GGTTAACACATTATCCAGGTAGGATTGTAGGATTAACAGGTACACCACCTAGATTTGCTAAATCAGAAAAAGGTGAAATGGTTGAAAAGTATTGTCCTATAAGATACAGGTACATTACAGATAGTGCAGTAGATGATAAAATCTTAAATGATTATAGAATTATTGTACACCCTGTAAATCTCAGTAGACTGTCTAATTACACAGTTAAAACAAAAACTAAGTCATGGACTACTAGTGAGTATGATAATTATCAATATCAATGTAGAGCATTAATGGGAGCCACTAATCCAAAGTCTGAAATGTATTTCAGAATTATGAGAATGAGGGGCTTGATGGAATACCCTACTAAAGAAGAGTACGCAAAGAAGTTAGCTGATACTGTAAAAGGTAAGTGCATTATATTCTGTAATACACAGGAACAGGCAGACAGGATGTGTACACATAGTTATCATAGTGGTAATCCAGACAGTGAACAAAACTTAGAATTATTTAAAAATGGAGACATTACTAAATTATCTTGCGTATTACAGCTTAATGAGGGTATTAATGTTCCTGATCTTGAGTGTGCTATTCTTCTTCATGCTTATGGCAATGAACGCAAAGCAGCGCAAAGAATAGGAAGGGTGTTAAGACTAACTCCTGATAAGGTTGCAGATGTTCACATACTAATGTATCACGAGACTATTGATAAGAAATGGGTGGAGAAAGCTCTAGAAGATTTTGACCCAGAAAAAATTACTTATAAAGATGTACACAGTTATTGAATACTCAGTTGATGAGAAAGGAGTGTTAGCTCCTAGAAATGATAAAGAGTTACAAAAGTTCAATCGTTTATTACATTCTCTAAAGCCTGGCAATAGAGTTAGTATGATGATTGAAGTAATTAAAGATGATCACAGTCTTGTGCAGTTAGCAAAAGTACATGCTCTTATTAGAGAGCTTGCACATTGCACTGGTAATGACTTTGAAGATGTAAAATTAGAAGTGAAGAGAAAAGCAGGTCTCACTGTCAAAGCAAAAGATAATGAAGGTAAGCCATTAGAAATGGTAAAGAGCTTTGCTGATTGTAGTAAAGATCAGATATCTATGGCTATACAAGCCTGTATAGAATTAGGTAATGAGTTTGGATGTATTCTTTATTGAAGATTCTGAGATAAGTATTCATCCTTATCAACAAACTCTGTTAAGTTGTTTGCTTTGAGATACTCTTCAGAAGCTTTTATAAGATAGGCCATGGTTTCATAGTTAATGATCCATTCTTCTTTGATAGCTTTTTCTTGAATTTGTTTTTCAGCTTCTTGTAATTGTTCTACAGTCTTACCTTCAAAAGTAGATTTAAAAACAAGCACCAGTCTCTGATAAAAATCTTCACGAAATTTTATCTGAATAACAGCATCTTTCTTAATTACTTCAATCTTATCAAGATTTGGTTTAGTCTCTTCCATTAGAAATTTACTTCTTTAGGTACTGTTTGATTTTGAATTTCTGCATATCTATCAATCTTAGCACATAGCGATTTAATTGTATCCCAAGATCTATCATCTAGTTTACATTGATCATCTAAGTGTCTTAATAGAATTGAATGCAGCTGTGCAACGTCATCAGTGGTAAAAGGTACTTCAATTAGAGCATTCCTTTTAAGAACAGTTACATAAGTCTTTGACATAATATTGTTGGTTTTATATGAACGAAATTAAAGAAAAACCTGATGCAAAACAAATCAGGGATAAACTTATTGCAAAATTAGTGGACAGTGGATGGGCTTCTTTCTTAAGAGCCCATCTTAGAAGTAGTGACTTTGAATCAATTCTTGAATTTCTAATTAATGAGAATCAAGAAGGAAGAAGATTCACTCCTGCACTTAAGCAAGTATTTAGGGCATTTGAAGAATGTCCATTAGACAAAGTAAGAGTTGTAATGATTGGTCAAGATCCATATCCACAACCATTAGTAGCAGATGGTATAGCATTTAGTTGTAGCAACACTAATAAACCAGAGGCTAGTTTGAGATATATATTAGATGCAGTAGAAGATACTGTACCATTTGAAGATAGAGCTCCATTAGATGATGCAATCAAGTTTAATCTTGATAGATGGTCTAAGCAAGGCATTCTAATGCTTAACTCTGCTCTTACTACAGAAGTTGGTAAGGTAGGTAAGCATGTAGATGCATGGAAACCATTTATGGAATATCTAATAGATATGTTAAACTTTCAGCAATCAGGGTTAATATTTGCATTGATGGGTAAGCAAGCACAACAGTATGAAGCACTAATTGGTGAACATCATACAGTGTTAAAATCTACACATCCTGCATATGCTGCATACTTAAAGCAAAGCAAATGGGATTGCAATAATCTTTTTAACAATATTAATAAGCAATTAGCTGATAATAAGAGTGAAAAAATAAAGTGGTAATCACTAAAGATATTGTTTAAATTATTAAATTAGCAATTCATGTCAACAATCAAACCAGCAAAAACACCAGCAGAACTAGGATTACTTTCTTATGAAGAAGTACTAGATAAAACTTATAATTATATAGTACAACGCAGAGATGGTGATATCAAGAGTTTAAAAACACCATGGACAAAATTTAACTCTCAGTTAATGGGAGGATTAGAGTGGAATACACTTACAGTTATAGGTGGTAGATCTGCATCAGGTAAATCATTAATGGCTAACATGATTACTAGTGGAGCATTTGATCATAATCCTGATCAAGACTTTGCTGTATTAGACTTTCAGTTTGAGATGTTAGCTAGGAGTACAGGTATTAGAAATATCAGTGCTAAGACTGGTATTCCACACAGAAACTTTGCATCTATCACTGAACCTATTTCAGATGATGATTTAGATGCAGCACGAAAGTATATTGAAGAACATAAGCACAGACAGATTTATGTAGCAGAAAGACCTCAGACAGTAGATAAAATGTATGATACTATTGAGAACTTTTGTAGACACATGAATAAGCATGTACTTGTAACTGTAGATCACAGTTTACTTATTAAGAAAGATAGTAGTGAGTCTTCGCAACTTGCTATGTTATTTAACTTAGGTAATATGTTAGCAGAAGCAAGAAGAAAGTTACCAATCAGTGTTATATTACTAAGTCAGTTGAACAGAGATATTGATAGCCAAGCCAGAATGGAAGAAGGTAGCATAGGTAACTATGTAAAAGATTCTGACATCTATGGTTCAGATGCATTACTGCAATTCAGTGATGTATTGATTGGTATTAACAGACCTATGAAGAATGATATTAGATACTATGGTCCTAGAGGTTACTTAATGACTGAGAACACAATAGCAGCACACTTTCTTAAAGTTAGAAATGGTAAGACTGGTCTATTGTTTTTTGAAGCTGACTTTGAAAGAGCCACTATGAAGGAAATGGAAAAGATTCCTCATACTATGAAAGAGGCTAAGGAAGCAGCAAAGATGAAAAAATAATATATAATATATGTTTGAATCAAAACCAACAGAGAAAAAGCCTTGGCTTATTACTCAAGAGCATGTAGCTCCCATAGCTATTAGTAAGCTAGGTAAGTTAGGTATTAAGTTATCTGACAAAAAGAAAAATCCAATTATTCCAAAGAACTGGCAGGATTTCAAATTCAATCACATTCTATTAAAACCTTATGAGTTTAATGGAGATTGTTACTTTGTATTAGTAAACAGTTCATGGGATCAATTAGTAGACAACGCAGGTAAGTTTATCTGTTACGCAGAATCAGCAAAAGAAGAAAATCTCAAGATCTATCAAGTGAAGAGTACGCCCAATTTTGCTGATGTTTATACGTACACAGATTTTAATGGTACTACAACAAATGGTTCTTATCAGGTTCCTATTACAGACCTAGTAGAGGTTACAGGAACTATTACAGAAAAGATTAGTACTTTGTTTGATCTAACAGATACAACTGAAGAAGAAGATGGTCGTGATGAGAATATCAATGGCATGACCATTAGAGATTTCTATGCAATCATTCAGAGTGTTCCTGTTAGTAACAAAACATGGCTTAATGAATTAATTAAGAAAACTAATATAAAAAGATCCTAATGGAGAAAGAAACCAAAAAGATTGAGCTACCTATGGCTCCTGTGAAAGCTATTAGCAAATCACCTAAAGATTTAATTATCTTCAGTAAGCCTAAGGTAGGTAAAACTAGTTTGGTTGCCCAACTACCTAACTGTCTCATCCTAGATTTTGAGGATGGTTCTGATTATGTAGAGGCAATGAAACTAAAAGTAGGCAGCGTTGCTGATTTGAAAGCTATTGGAACAGCTATCAAAGAAGCAGGACATCCTTATCAGTACATTGCAGTAGATACAATCACTGCTATGGAAGAAATGTGCATTGGATATGCAGAAGAGTTGTATGCAAAATCCTCTATGGGTCAGAACTGGTTTACTCAAGGTAAGCCAAAGTATGGCGTTATTACTAACATGCCTAATGGTGCAGGTTATCCATGGCTTAGACAAGCATTTCAAAAGATGCTTGATTACATTAAGACATTGGCTCCTAGAGTTATACTATTAGGACACGTAAAAGACACTGTATTAGAAAAAGCAGGTAGTGAATTTAATTCCTTAGATTTGGACCTTACAGGTAAAATCAAGAGAATCACAGCATCTAATTCTGATGCTATTGGTTATCTCTACAGAAAGGGTAACAAGACTATCCTTAGCTTTAAAACTAATGATGAAGTATCGTGTGGTGCAAGGCCAGAGCATCTACGAAATCAAGAAATTACTGTCTCAGAATTGACAGAATCTGGCTTAGAAACTTATTGGAATAATATATTCATTGATTAACACTAAAAACAAATTAACATGGCATTCTCAAGTAAAGAAGCAGCTGAAAAATTATCAGCACCAAGCGTATCAAAAGTAATTCAACCTAGCAATGTAACAGCTAGAGTATTAGACATGAAACTAGAAGCACCACCATATGATTCTAGTGCACTAAATCTAACATTATTATTAGAAACTACTCCTATTGAAGATGAATCTTTTACAGGTATAGCAATTGATAAAAACTCTCCAGAGTTAGGTAGTTATAAAGGTCAAATAGGCTGGGTTCAAGCTAGTCCATTTGCATTTACTGATTATACAAGCAAGATTGATGGTAAAGTTACTAGCAGAGATGAGCAGGTATTTAGATGGTTATGGAATTTTGCTAAAGAGATTGGTATCAGCGAAAGATTAGCTGATGAGAATATCTCAGGTGAAACTATCCAAGAATATCTTGATGAAGCAAAGAAATATTTTGTTAATCCTGACAGATATATTCACTTCTGCGTAGGTGGTGCTGAGTATGAAAATTCTCAAGGCTACACACAACACAGATTATATCTTGTAAAAGCTGACAAGTTCAAGAAACCATATGAACTTGCAGTAGAAGGTAAAGAAGCAAGTAAGGTTATTACTTTCAATCAAGACCTTCATATCAGAAAGAAGAAAACTGCTGAGAAAGTAGAAAGCTTCAATGGTAAAGATGATTTAGATATATAGTTTTGTTTTTTTAATCTGGGGAGAGCAGCAATGTTCTCCCCTAATTATTTAAGATATGTTTTCAAGTAGAGAAGCAGTATTTAATATAACTGATGTTCCTAATGAATGGATATTTGAACATTACTTAGGACTAAAGGAAAAGTTAAATGGTCAGACTGTAAAGATTAAAAGTTTATTTAATCCTAGTGAAAGAACTCCTAGCATGTTTATCTATCTGAATTCTTCTAATGAATATAGATACAAATGTTGGAGCACAGGTCTGCAAGGTAATGCCATAGATCTAATAATGAAATTAAAATCATTAGACTTTATGGAAGCATCCAATATGGTTATTCAAGATTATAAAGCTTTTCTAAAAGGAAAGACTTACACTAAACCTTTAATAGAAAAACCAATTAAGTGGAAGCTGCATGATATCAAATACAGATCGTGGAATACAGATGATAAAGAATACTGGGCTCCATATAATATTGGTAGTAAGTTATTAGATCTTTATAATGTCAAACCTATTGAATCATTTACTATGGCTAGAGAAGCAGAAAGTTTCAGCAGAGTAGGTAGAAGAGTGTATGCTTATACTAAAACAGATGGTGAAGTATATAAAGTTTACATGCCAGAAAACAGAGATCAAAAGTTTATGAGTTTCTCTAAGTATGTTCAAGGTTGGGAACAACTAGAAGGTCATTCTAGATTGTTTATATGTAGTTCACTTAAAGATATTATGGCTATGAGAAGTCTTAAGATTGAAGGTGACTTCATTGCACCATCTAGTGAGAACACTAGTTTAGAACCTATCATGAACTGGATTCAACAAGAGTATGATAAAAAGTATGTTATCTTTGATAATGATGATGCTGGTAAAAAGATGATGGTAAGATACATGCAAGATTATGATCTACCATATATACTAGTAGACTTATCAAAGGACATTAGTGACTCTGTTAAAGACCACGGTGCTAAAGTAGTTAGAGATTATTTAAAAGAAAGATTATGAAAAATGTTTTCTTCATTCCAGGTGCTGTTCCTAGTAGTAAGAACAGTAGAATTATGACTAGGTCAGGAATGTTTATTGCTAGTAAAGCTACTCAAAAGTATAGAAAGAATACTGTGCCTTACTGGGAAAAATATAGAGCTGCATTTAAGAAACTAATGAATGGTAAAGAACTACCTGTTATTGTAGGAATGCACTTTGTAAGAGGCAGTAGACATAGATGGGATTTTATTAATCCTGCTCAGACTATACAAGATGAGATGACTAAAGCAGGTTGGATAGAAGATGACAATGCAGACATCATACTACCTGTTCCTTTAAATATTAATGGCAAGTATTGGAGCTATAATAAATCAAAGCCAGGTGTATACATTACAATTTTAAGCTCCTTTTGTGAAGGAATCATTAACCCAATAGATGATGATGAAATTGATTAGCGCAAGCGAACTTCCTCAATTAGAGAGGATAAGATTAGAAGATGAGTTCTTCTCACAACCTTTCATGATGTCATACTCAGGACTAAATAAATTATTGTTTAGTCCTGTTTTATTTCATCAGCACTACATCCTCAAGCAAAGAGATGATGTAGTAGACAAACCAATGGTAGAAGGTAAACTACTCCATTGTTTATTATTAAACCCTGAAGAATTTGAGAATGAGTTTGTTCTTATGTCTTCAGATATGCCTAGTGATGGGCCAAGAAAAGTGCTTGATAGAATATATGAAATAATGAAGCAAGAAGGTAAAACATTTCTTGATCATAGTTATGTGGATCATATATTACCTGTTCTCAAAGAACAGAACTTATATCAGAGTTTAAAGACAGATGCTCAGAGGATTGATAAGATGACAGCATCAAAAAATATCTTATACTTAGATTATAAGTTTCAAGCAGAAACAAAGACTGTTGTTGATCAAGACATGTATGACTTTGCTAAATCAACTGTAGATACAATTAGATCTAGAAGTGATTTAATGAGTATTATGGGATTTGACAGAGACAGTCTTACAACAAACATAAAGCAGCACAATGAATTAGACTTAGTTTGTTTAGAATTTGAAGATTATTACTTTGGAATCAGAGGTATTATTGATAACTTAGTAGTGGATCATGATAACAAAGTGATCAGAGTAAACGATCTTAAGAAGTCTAGCAAATCCATTGGTCAGTTTGAAGAATCAATTGAGTATTATAATTATTGGATGCAAGCTGCTTTATATAGATTACTAGTGAATCATGTTAAAGAAACTACATTTGGTGTAGATTATCCAGTGGAGTTTAGATTCATTGTAGTAGACCCTTATATGCAGATTGCTCCAATAAGAATTTCAGAAGAGACAATGGAAGCTTGGACTTTAAAACTAAATGATGAATTAGATAAAGCTAATTATCACTTTAAAGAAAGAGAGTTTAGTCTACCTTATAAATTCTTAAAAGGAGAGCATGTATTATGAACAGTTACTATATAGAAAAACCTTACAATAAATATTTTCAGAAGTCAAGGAGCTTTCTCTTTCCTGTATTAGGAATTAAGAAACATCACACATACTATCCTGCTAATATTTATATGCAGTGGGATGATATGTTTTCTATAGAAGATAAAATGCTAATACTGACTTACAAGAAAACTGAAGACAGTGCTTGGGAAAAGTATTTAGTGGAGACTTTGATGGCAAATAAAATGTTTAATGATTATCATATATTGCAAGATTCTGATTTAATTGCTGTATCTTTCGACCTCAAAATAATTGAAGAAGATTATCTGAAAGTTGTTGCAGGTAGATACAGTGAATTAAGCAAAGAAGTGAAAACCAAGATAAGAGATTATTATGGATATCATACAGCAGAATGGGCATACATGGAATCATTTTTATTTCCAGAACCTCATATCCCACACTACAGCAAATTGTTGAATGTAGAGGAAGAACATATCAGACATACAGGTCAATTATGTGACCTACCAAATTTAGAACTAGAAACTTTAAAATTAAAATCTTATGCAAAAATCAATGATGTTGATCAGATCAACATGGAATCAGGGCAAAACATTTAGATTGATCCCTATTCACTTAGAATGTCCTTACAATGAAGCGATTTATGACCCAGAACAAAAGATCCTTGCAGTTATTAGCAAAGAATGCAAGGAGACTTTCCAGATGGTTCCAAAATTCGATGACAAAGGTGATGTATTACAAGCCAAAAGAGTCAGAGACAACGGAAAGAACTATGCTGAAGAAAGAAGAGCATTAGACACATGGTATGAATATTATCTAGAGAATGCAGATGATATTAAAGCATTTGTTGAATGGTTTGCAGGTAATGAAAGTGTAGCAATGGCTGAAGAGTTTATTGATGCACCTAAGATGTCTAGTGTTATGAATCCTACTATCTTTGAAGGACCAACAGTAATGTAACAATGTCAGAAAAATCATATTGGGTATATGACTTAGAGACCCTAACGAATTGTTTCGTTGGGGTCTTTGAGGCTTATGATAATTCTACAAGAAAATTATTTGTAGTACATCCATTAAAGAATGACTTTGACAAACTTGTTGAATTCTTAGAGCAATGTAAAAAGCACAAGAACTGCTGGTTATTTGGCTACAACAATTTAGCATTTGACGCCCAAGTGATAGAGTACATATTGGCTAATAAAGACAGACTATCTAAACTAACTGCATTGACGATAGCTCATGATATCTATCTATATGCACAGTCTGTTATTAAAAGGTCTAATACTGGTGAGTATTTGGATTATCCTGAAAGTAAGTTGTCTATTAGGCAGCTGGATATCTTTAAACTTAATCACTGGGACAATGATGCAAAGAGAAGTAGTTTGAAGTGGATACAGTACAGCATGGACTGGCACAATGTGGAGGAGATGCCTCACCCACATGATAAGTCTGTTATAGGTATAGAAACACTTAAACAAATCATCAGCTATTGTGGTAATGACGTGGCTAGTACTAAGGCTATTGTCAAAAGGCCTGAGATGATTCAGCAGATAAAACTGAGAGCTCAGTTGAGTAAGGAATACAAACTGAATCTTTATTCTGCATCTGAGCCGAGAATTAGCAAGGAGATGTTCTTGCACTTCTTACATGAAAGGCTAGGTACAGATAAGAAATTACTTAGAGACCTAAGAACTATTAGGGATGAAGTAAAGATTAAAGATTTAATTATTCCATATGTAAAGTTTAAAACACCAGAATTCTGTAATACACTTGCATGGTTTAAATCTTTAAAAGTTGAGATTGCAGAAGGTAAAACTGTAGGTCCTCAGCATATAATGAGAGCTTATGGTATTGAGACTGTATATGGCTTAGGTGGCTTACATGGTTGTATTAAACCAGGCATCTATGAATCTGATGATGATCATATCATAGTAACTGCAGATGTAGCTAGTTATTATCCTAACTTGGCAATTAAGAATAAGTGGAGTCCAGCTCAGCTTCCTAATGAAGAATTCTGTGAACTGTATGAATGGTTCTACAAAGTAAGAAAGAAGTATGATAAAAAGAATCCTTTGAATTATCTATTCAAGATTATTCTTAACTCAACTTATGGTTTAAGTAAGAGCATACATAGTTTTCTGTATGATCCAGAACTTACTTTCAGAATTACTGTAAATGGTCAGCTACTACTTACCATGTTATATGAGACAGTAATGCTCAGAATACCAGAAGCGTTACCTATTATGCAAAACACAGATGGTCTAGAATTTAGAATCCCGCGAGCAAAGCTAGAAGAATTTAAAGATATCTGTATAGAATGGGAAGAGATGACTCATCTAAATCTTGAAGTAGATTATTACAAGAAGATGATTATCAGAGATGTAAACAATTATATCTCTATTTATGAAGACATTACAAAAAAACCAAAGTGTAAAGGTGTATTTGAATGGGAAGACCTTCCTCTTCATAAGAATAAGAGCTTCTTAGTAATTACTAAAGCAATCTATCATTATTTTGTGCATGGACTAAGTCCTGAAGAATATCTAGAAACCAATGATAACATATTTGATTATTGTGGTGGCGTAAAGATTAGAGGAGATTGGCACTTTGTACAGAAGTATATCAAGGATGGAGTGTACAGAGAAGACCAGCTTCAGAAGTTGATTAGATATTATATCTCTGAGACAGGCGTTAAGCTTTCTAAAAGACACAGTGATGGTAGAGAAATTCAGATAGAAGCAGGAAAGTGGATTCAGAAAGTTTTTAATAAATTTGCAGACCTTCCTTTTGACCAATATGGTATTGACAAAAGATATTATCTTGAGAAGATACATGAGGAAATAAAGAACATAGAAAAAACAACAGCACAACTAAGCTTATTTTAATGAACGAATTAAGAGACAAAATCTATCAGAATGCTAAAGACAAAGGCTTCTGGGATAAAGAAAGAAACATGGGTGAAGCACTCATGTTAGTTGTAACTGAATTGGCAGAGGCTCTAGAAGTACATAGAGCCTCAGGCCAGCTCAAGGAATTTACAGAGGGTCAAAAGCTCTCATTAGAAAAAATGTCAGATGAAACATTTGCTGAAACATTTGCCATTATGGTCAAGGATAGCTTCCATGATGAGATGGCTGATGTACTTATTAGAGTTCTTGATCTTTGTGGTGGCTACAACATTGATATTGATTGGCATGTTAAAATGAAAATGAG